CCCTGAATAGCTGCCGCGTCATCACCCGCGTTATCCTGTATCTGGCCCTGACGCCTGGCCCATTGACCGGTCGGTCCTGCATCAAACTTGTTGCTTAGTTGATCAACCTGGTTAACCATGTCGCTCCACTGCTGATACAGCTTCTCCCGAGCCGGCGAGCCTAGCGGAAGACTGTGCATCTGCTGGTGGACCGCATCGATTTGTTTGAATAGCTGATCCTTTTGCGCAAACAGTGCATCCTCGGCCTGATCTTCATCGCTCTGCGGCACCGGCCCTGGGGTCACACCCGGGTTCTGCAGGAACTGCGGGCTGTCCGTCATCGTATCGGCCGGCACCCGCGAACCAAGGGCGCCCTGGGCCAGGATATAGCTCTGCATTGGGTCTTGCGCCGGCTGCGGCGGTGGTTGGGTCCCTGCCAGCCGACCGCGCACATACGCCTGCATATCCTGTTGATCCGGCATCACCACCCTCCCCCGGCATAGCCGAGTTTCACGCTGCGTTCGGCCTGGTCGCGCTGCAGCTTGAGCCAGCCAAACGTGCGTTCCTCGTGAGCGCCGCGATAACCGCCGTCCGGGTCATCGTCCTTACGAAGGGCGCCGGCCGGCACCTGCAGGGTGAGGCCGAGGCCGATATAGGCAAGCGTATCTACGAAGTCGTCGTGCGCGTCGTAGGGGAACTTCAGCATCTGGTCCCGCGCTGCGGGCCACCAGGGGGCGCGTTCCGGGAAGCGCACACGGTTCATGGCGAGGCGCCCCTGAATGGACTGCGCGCGGGTCTGCTTGTCCGCGATCGGCTGCATCTCGATCAGCGAGCAGAACGTGTGCGTTTCCAGCATGCGCTTGCGCAGGAAGGGACCGATGGATTTGCTGATGTGACTGCGTTCCGCCCACCAGAACAGCGGCTTATGCAGCTTCATCATGCGCAGCATGCTCTCGACCGTCTGTTCGGCGGTCATCTGCCGCCAAACGAGGTCAGGGAGGACCCAGATCGTGTCGTCCTTGTCGACGCCAATGACCAGGAGACAGGTCTTGTCAGACCCTTGTTTCAGTGCCACCGCGTGGTCTGAGGCCGCATAACAGCGCAAATTCGAGGGCAGGTCGTTGGGCTTGTAGGTGTGCAGCCAGTCGACCGAGAAGAACGTGCCGCCGGCGGGCGAAGGCCGCCCCTGATACAAGGCGCTGAACCCCCGGTGGTCCCGCCGCTGCAGCGATTTGAGATACGTGGTCCCGAACCGGCCGGGCCAGAGCGGCTCATCAGTGCGACGGTGCAGCGGGTCCTTACCGTCATCGAACGCCAGCGCCGGCAGATCGATGATATGCCACTCGGCGGCCTCTTCGGGATCATAGTAAGAATTATGCGGGTCAGTGAGGCGCCCGATCAGATCATCCTGGTGCCAGCGGGTCTGGATCAGCAGGATCTTGCCGGTCTCATCCATCAGCCGGGTGGCGATGACCTGGGAAAACCAGGTCCACAGGGTGTCGCGAATGGTGGGGCTGTCCGCCTCCATGCGGTCCTTAATTGGGTCATCGATGCACAACAGATCGCCGCCGCGCCCGGTGGTGGTCCCGCCGCGGCCCACGAAGGCCAGAATGCCGCCCGCGGTGGTCTCCAGCCGGTCGCTGGCCTGGCTGTCATCCTTGAGGATCGTCTCGGGAAACACCTGGGCGTAGGCCGGCGACAGCATGATGTCGCGCACCGCACGGCCGATGTCCTGCGAGAACTTCTCGTTGTAGGTGCCGAAGATCGTCGACAGCTCGGGGTGCAGGCCGATGAACCAGGCAATGAACATCTTGCTGGCGAGCTGGGTCTTACCGTGGCGCGGCGGCAGATTGATGATCAGCCGCTTGATACGTCCGGCGGCGAGTTCTTCCAGCGCGGCGCAGATCACTTCGTGAAACCGCTGCACCTCGTAGCGTGAGTGATCGGGATCATCCGGGAAGCGCGGCGAGGGCATCATCAGACGGGTGAACGCCAGCATCGACGTGGTCGCGTCGATGATGGCGATCAGCCGCTTGAGGACCAGCTCGTAACGCGTGAGGTCAGAAATCATTTATGCGGCGGTGGGGTCGCCGGGGGCGCGTTTGCGGCCTGGGTCGCCTGCTGTGCCTGCTGACGCTCTTTCTGGCGTTCCTGCTCGTGCTGGTTAACCGGCGGCTTGCCGGCTTTCGGATAGTCCTCGAGCGGCACACCCGGCAGCATCCCCGGGATAGGCGCCAGCGCCGGGTCCTGGGCAGGCGGGAACGGCGGATTGGTCCCCGGCGGATTGGTCCCGGCCGCGTAGTCAGGAACCGGCGGGAACTCAGCATCAGCGCGGACACCCTGATAACCGTCCTTGCCGGGCGGGTCGTCCACCACAGGTGAACGTTTCACCGACGACGCGGGTGTCGGTGCCGGTGTTGGTGCTGGCGTCGGGGAGGATGCCATCGAAGGGTCTCCTTTCAGGTCAGATCAGGTCAACGTAAAAGCGCCCGAATTCACCGGGGCGATAACCATGGTCGTCGTCACCGCGACAGTCGCACTGCCGGCGGCGGCGGCGTTGGCGGGAAATGTGGTTGTATAGACACCCGTGGTGGCATTGGAGGGCGTCACCTGGGTTGCCACGACGCTACCGCCTTGCACCAGCTGCGCCCTGACATGGACTGGCACCGGCACGCTGATATCCGCGGTGACCGTCCCGGTCACCGTGATCGGCGCGGTGTGGGCCTGACCGGCGGGCGTGTTGACCACCAGACCAAGGCCGCCGCCCGTGGCGAGATAGTCCCGCCACGCTTGTTTGAGCACGCGAAAAACCGGCGGCGTGTGTGGTGCGGGTGCCAAAGCCATGGTAATGGTTCCTGGTTCAAGGGCAACTTATGATCGTTCAAACAACGACGCCGTTGGAGGGCGGCGCCTCCGTGGCCCCGACAGCATTGGTTGCGGTCACCACACAGGTGATCGTGTGACCGACGTCGGCAGGCGCAGGGGCGTAAGATTGGCTGCCGTCGCCAATGTCAGTGATCCCGTCGAGTTTCCACTGATAGGCGTAAACATCCGGCCTGCCGGTCCAGTTTCCCATCGTGCAAGTGAGACTGGCACCTTCCTGGTAGCAGTGGGGCACATCCAGGTTGATCGGTGCGAGGTCATCAGTCGTCGACGCTTGCGCCAGCAGAGCGAGATGACCGTCAAAATTCAATTCCTTGGGTGCGCCAACCCAGAGGCGAGGGGCGCCCTGATCAGGCGGCGCCACCTCAACGTAAAGCTCGCCCGGGGCCAGACTTTCAGGCTTCGGCGGCAGATAACCCACGCGATAGGTAGACATCAAGGCGACAGTTTCCGGATCGACAGGAGGCATGGCTTTGATCCTTTTTCATGGTCCATCCGGACCCACACGCGCCACGTCTTCAATAGACATCCGGGACGACAGGGCTTGCTGGCGCAGCTGCGCCATCGAGGCGTCCACGATCGGCCTGGCCACGCGATGCGGCAGCTCATTGAGCGCAGCCATCACGACGTTCCACTGCTCAGCCGTGAGCGTCACACTCAGCGGCTTGTTCGGCTCGATCGGCTGCATGTCCATATGCGCGTCCTAAGCAGTGGTGGTGTCAGTGACGAGGCCGTAGCTCACCAGCGCCGCAATCACCGAGGCCAGCGCAGCGTTCGAGCCTTTGGCGCCTGATACAGTCGGCTTGGCGACCGGCGCGGTGTTGTTGAAACCCACGGTGCCGTTGACACGCAGCGAGGAACTGAGGGTCGCGGCACCGGTGACTGTCAATGCGCCGCCGAACGTGGCTAGTCCGCTGGATCGCGTGACGGTCAGCACGTTGGCCATCAGTGAGGCGCCGGTATCGTCGTAGCTCTGCAGCAAGAAGTTCGATCCCGCGTTGCCGGTGCTTTCATTGTTCACCAACCCCATCGCCCAACGCAGCAATCCATTGCTTTGCCAGCGGATCTGCTTATTCGTGCTGGCGTTGCCATTGATGATCAGCGCGGGATTGGCCGTGCTATAGCCGAGGGTCAGCAAAACCGTGTCCGTAAGGCTCAGGAGTTCGTTCGCACCAGCTGCGTAACTAAGATGATTACCACCCGTTGCCGTGAATTTCAGCGTCCGACTGTCGGCACTTGTAAACGAAATGAACTGTTCAGTGTTAAGGCGCAGCGCCGCGCCGGTCAGTGTCGCCACCGCCGTGCTTAGTCCGACACCTCGTGAGCCGCCGATCTGTATCGCGATGTTACCGACCGCCGTCATGCCGAGCGACAACGTGCCGGTATCAGTGAAACTGAACACCTCGGTCGCGCCGGCCATGTAGCGCAGCCGAGGACCATCCGTCGCGGTGTAATACTGCAGATAATTACCGGCGCCACCGTTGAAATCGAGAGGCTGCGGCGCCGTCAGATTGAGTGGTCCCGTCAACGTGCCGCCGATCAAAGGCAACATGCCGGCGGACGGCGGTGGGTTGACGAACCCGGTCCTGACCACTGTGCCGGCGATCTGGGTGACCGCCATAACCTGATTGACAGTCGGCAGCGTGGTGACATCAGGCAGCACAGTGATACCGCTGGAGGCCGCCAAACCAAGATCGAGGTTGCGCGAGGACATGCTATGCCGCCGTGCCGTCAGTGATAAGCCCGTAGGCCGCCAGCACGGTCAGCAGATTGGCGAGCGCCACATTGCCACCCTTGGCCCCGGACACGGTCGGCTTGACGATCGGGGCGGTGCCATTGAACCCAACACTGCCACCGACAGCCAAAGCCTTGGTCGTCACCAGCCCGGTATCAGCTATGCTGAACATATCAGTCCCCGCAACGGCATAACTTAGCCGTTGAGGCCCGCCCACCGCGGTGAACTTGAGAGTCCGATTACCGGCATTATTGAAAGAGATAAATTCCTCTTGTAAAATCGTAATGGACGGCTGGCCTACTGGCGTGGCAGTTATGAGCAGCGTGCCCTCTAATTGCACCAGCCCGTCGTCACGGATACTGAACACTTCCGTTCCATCCGTCACCCATCGCAAGCGGGAGTTCGCATAGTATTGCAGATACGATCCAGCCGGTCCGATCCACCCTGCTTTGGTCGTCGTGGCGGCGCCATTGAAATCGATGATCTGTCCTTGCGCCATACGCAGTGCCGCGACCGGATCGGTATACCCGGAAGGCGCCGTCGCCCGACGCGCGTCGAACACCTGATAGGTGACAGAGTCAACGGCGGCAAACGCGCTCTTTGTGGTGGACCCGCCAGAGTTCGACTGGCCGTAGCCTACGCCGAAGACGCAGGGCTTCCCATCAGTCAATGGATCGCCCGTGCCAGTCGCTGGAATACGCTGCGCCTGGCTCATGTGAAAGCCGAACCGCAGTCCCGGCGCACTCGCCAACCCTCCGTCATCGTCAGCATTGGCCTGGTGCGCGATTTCAATCCCGTGCAACGGGCCGGTGAGGGAACTCGGGTTGTTTTTGGCCTCCACCGAGGTCAGGTGCGCGCCGGCAACGTAACAGTTGCCGTATTTGAAAACCGTGAATGATCCGCCGACATGCTGCGGCCATGGTCCGACGCCCGCGGTGCCGAACATCGTCGAATATACGGACATAGATACCGCGACGCCCCAGATCGACTGGACGGCCCCGGCATAATCGCTGGCCACCACGTTGATCGGCGCCGACACCCCGTTGTTCGGCGGCATCGCCCCCGGCGTGCTGGTATTCGTCCAACGGACCAGGAGAGCCGAGTTCGCGGTGGTATCGAGCATCGGCTGATAGGCTCTGCAGTCGATAAAAATCCCGCCGCCCGCAATGGTGCCGCCCGTCAGCGGCAGGTAGTTCCCCAAAAGACCGTCAAGCGACCCCAGGTCGGGCGACAGCACATCGATCTGCACCATGCTGTCGGCCAGCAACGGGGTCAGAAACGTCACCGTCGAAGCGCCCGGATCGAGGGTCCAGTCACCGTTGCCAGGGTTGGGGTCGTCCGGCGGCAACCGCACCCCGTTCACGAAAACGTCAAGCGGTTCAATCGAGACGATCGCGTAGGTATGACCTGCGAGATCGGGCGTGGTGAGCGGAAAAACGGTCTGGTTCGCGGTGGCGCGATACAACAGGCTCTGCAGCCGCTGCCGGGCACCGAAGGTGATCGCCGCCTGATGCGCCCACCACCGCGAGGACCAGTGGTCCCCGGTAACCCCCATCACCGCGAGAATATTGGGCGGGATAGTATCAGGCATGTGTTCGGCCCATGCCTGGGTGACATCGGCATAATCCTTCGCCAGCGCCGCGGAATACGCCGCGTCATTGTCCGCGTTATCGTCAGTCGGCGACGGCAGCGGCGCGCTGACACCGGCATCTATCCAGTCGATAATCCGCGTGATCGCCGCGTTGGCGCGGTCGCATTCCGCGTCCATACGATCGCCGGGGGGTGGCGCAGTGGGGTTGTTCACCTGCCAATCGGTGAACGAATACTGCCGGACCGGAGGCACAGGCATGGGCACAGGCACCGATGATGCCTTGAAGATCGCGGTCATGGCAGGGTGTCTTTGCTACGTCATGTCGGAGACACTACAATCAACGCGACAAAAAATGCAAACAACCCTTTGATCAGGGTTTTCAAGCCCCGAGACGTCATCGCAGGACCATCGAACAAGCACCTATAAAACCGCGATCTTGTGCGATGCACAAGCGAAACGAAACATAGAGAGGCGCGAATTTTCTCCCAGGGTCGACATCGTAACGAAACTTCCAAAAATACGGGTTTGGTCGCGGGGTCGATCATGGGTTCAACGCGGCCGGGCGGGACCCCCGGGAGGGGGCGGATAGCCCGGTGGCGCCTCGTCCCAGGACCAGCGGCGAGGGGCGAGGACCACCGCTTCCCCTTGGTCAGGGAGGGAATAAGTCAACGGGACCAAGGGGTTAGTCCTAGATCGCACACCTCCCGAAGGCGTTCCAACTCCGAGACCAGCTGGTCCCGGGACAGGCTGGCCAGTCCCTCCGACGCCACCCGGGACGGGGCCACCTGATGCCGGCCAATCCGCCCATCCATCTCAGCCAGGGTGCGCGCAGCCTGCACCCGAGCGGTTGCCGGAGCGTTCAAATCATCGATAACGGAACGTAACGCTATCGTTTCATAACGCTCTGTTTTATCAGTGTCCCGCCCTGACAGCACGCTTTGCGCTGGTCCCGTGCCGGTCCCGCCTCGTTTGTCCCGCTTTGTCACCCGTGTCCGGACCATGGGCTTTCCCTTCGCACCCGTGGCGCCTGACGCACAGTAGCCATCGCCTGGCGCTGCACCCGAGACCAGTAAAGCGGCGCCTGGTCCCGCTTGTCCCATGCCTGCACCAGTGCCAGGCGAGCCGGCGCGCGCTCTGCCAGGCGGATTTTGGTCAGGTCCCGCCACACCGGCAACGCCAGTAATTCCAGCGGCAGCAACCCGAGCCGCTCCATCCGACAAAGCATCCTGCTTTCGGCG